CATCCCACCAGTGAACGCAGTGCGTGCCGTCCGCGCGCTTCGGGCAGAAACCCTCCTCGACTTGGTCAGCCTGCGACACCAGTGGCTCGGCGGTGAAGTCGCGCACGGCCTCGCGGGCTTGCGCGAAGCGACCCGGCTCGCTCCAAATCCTACAGAGGCCGGAGGGGTGGGGCAGCATGAGGAATTGCCCGCGCGCGACGAATGGCGCCCACGACCGATCGTCAGGTACGTGAGCAGAGAACGCGTCGAACACCTTGCGGCCGAGCAACACGAACTTCGCGGTGAGGCCCTTCTCCACCAGCATGCACGCGGCCGCATCGCGGGCAGCACGAGCGCTCCACTTCGGACGCTGCAGAAGGTTTACCCGCTCGAAGCGCCGCAGGTACTCCTTCACCGTCAGACCGAGGACCAGGCGGCAGAGGCGCCCACCAGCGCTATTCGCCGGCTCGGGGTAGAGCGCATAGCGAGGGTCCCCACCGTAGGGGTTGTTCTCGCCGACCAAGATCACTCGGTTCACGGCTTAACCTCGGCGGCAGAAAGGTGGTGGGGGTGCTCGCACGTGTCGCAGGTCGCGCGGAAGCCGTTGCCTGCGCTGATGACGTCCCCGGTCGGGCGCCCCGAGCATCCGTGACGGGCCTTGTGTTCACCGCTGAGCGGCGCCTTCTCGGTCTCAGTCGTCAAGCTGGGCCTCAGCGAGACGACGGATGAACTCGGCCAGGGTCTCGTCAGCGCGGCGGCCGAAGCGGTGCGACATGCGGTCGGCCTCGACGAACTCGCGGGGCGGCTCGGGCTGCAGCTTCAGCGTCGCGCAGAGATCGCAGAGGGCGTGACCGCAGGCCTTATCGCCGTGCTCGCGGATCGCGCTGGCCAGCGACTCCGGGCCCCACTCTTCGGTTTGGGTATCCATGGAACAGATTCCTAACAAGGAATCTGCAAGTCGCGCAATGGCGCATCGTAAGAATCTGTGAATCTGCCATTGACGGTCGGGGAGCGCGCGTGAGACTTCTGGCGAATGACCCCTCACGAGCCGACGAAGCCGCTCACCTTGGATGAAGCTGCGCAAGCGCTGAACGCAGACCCGGAGAAGCGGTACGCAGGCAAGCGGGACAAGTCGTGGATTCAGTCGCTCGAGAACCGCCAGGTGTTCCCGCGCGCGCTCGCGGTGGAGCAGGTGGGCAGCATCGAAGAGATCGCCCACGCGCTCGCGGGGAAGTTCCGCTTCACCTGCCAGACGCGCGAGCGGTACAGCGTCGCCGAGCACTGCGTCCGCGGCTCGCGCCTTCTGCCCCCAGCGTTCGCCGGTGCGTTCCTCCTGCACGAGCTGAGCGAGGTCTATCTCCCCGACATCGCCGGGCCGCTCAAGGCGTTCGTGAATGTCCACGTCCCGAAGGCCGATGGCGCGGGCACCGACACGATCCCCTGGGCTGAGCTCGAGCGGCGGCACACGAAGGTGATGCTCGAGGCGCTCAAGCTGTCCTCACTCGAGCCGCTGCTCTATTCGCCCGAGGTGAAGCAGCTGGACTGGGCGATGCTCGCCGCTGAGAAGCGCGACCTCTGCGGCCCGGAGCCGGAGACGTGGTCGCTTCCGCATGACCCGCCGCCCGGTCTCCAGATCCTCAGCGTGTGGAGTCCCGAGCACGCCGAGCGGTCCTTCCTCGAGCGCTTCAACGAGCTCTTCAGGTGATCACTTCTTCGACTTCTTGCTCTTCGGGCTCGGGTTCTGGCGGTAGTTCGTGCCGGAGCGGCACTGCTTGCACCAGCTCGCCGCGTGCTCGAGGCCGTTGCGGATCACCGTCCCGAACTCCTTGCCCACGTCCTTCGTCTTGCCGCAGTGCGGGCATTTCTTCTTCATGCCGAAGAACTGGGGACTCGCGTCGCGGGGCCGACGGGTGCCGCGAGTCGCGAGCTCCCGACCGATTTGGCCAGCCAGGCTCGGCGGCGCTTCACCGACCGCCGGGAGATCCATCGGGGCGATCGTCGTTCCGTACTTCGCCAGGTTCTCCCGTGCCTTCCGGATCAGCGCTTCCTCAGCCGCCTTCCGCGCCGCGGTTTCACGGGCGAGCAGCTCGAGCACTTGGGCATCCGTCAGTTCAGCTGGCTTCCTCGTCGGCACCTTTGGTGTCTCCCCTGACCTACGTGTGGACCTCGGCTGTCTCTAACGCTGTCAGGGGAATCTGATTCAAGCAAGCGAATCTGTCACGAAGTTTCACCCAAGTAACTGGATCCATTGGGACCCCCCTGAAGATGTCAGTCGGGGATCCTAAGACGTTCGTCGCGGTCGACAACCGCTGGCTTCGAGACCGTCAGGGATCGAAGAACCTGTCGAGGGGCACGCAATGCAGAACGGTGAAGTGGTCTGGGCAGCTGGGCGGATTGAGGAGCCGAACTTCGGTGGCAAGGACGTGCACGTGCACGCCGAGCCGGGCGACGAGGGCCGGATCGTCGACATCGCGAGCAACGGGCTGATCATGGTCCGGTGGCTGAAAACCGGCACCGCCTGCGATTGCGATCCGGTCGAGGACCTTACGCTGACCGATCCACTCGACCAGGAACGTCCAGCTCCACTGGCACGCGCAAGCCGGGGTTAGCCAGGGCTCGACTCCAGTCGCCCGCGTCGACGTCCACCTGCAGTGGCCCGTTCGGCGTGCTGATCAGAAAGCGCACGAAGCCGTAGGGCGACGAGCTCGCCCCGTCGATCGTGTGCACCTCGACCTCGCGCGTGACCGTCGTGACCTTCAGGTCGCCAGCCGCGCTCATCGGCAGTCCTGGCAGCCGGAGGGCGTGGTGCCGCCGCAGGCCTTGCAGTGCAGATTCAAGACACCGGGAATCTGCGTGTGGGGCGGGAGGGGGTTGGGGTACTTGGCGAGGATCTCCCCTGCCAAGCGGTTCATGTCCTCAACCCAGTTCGGGTCGGCAGCTGCGGGCGGGCGGTCGTCCACCCAGTTGCCCGAGATCATCGAGTCACGAAGCACCACGAGCCCGGAGATCGCCTTCGTGATGTGGCTGAGGCCGCTGGCGGGGTCGATGTCCTGTCCCTCCCAGAAGGCTGCCAGGTGCCTGCTTACCGCGGCGTCGAGGTAGACGGAGGCGCGGACTCCACAGGACCGGTAGTTGTGGCGGCCGTACTTGCAGGCCCCCTCGAGCATCGCGAGACCGAGCTCGGCGAGCACTCGCTGGGGAACGACCGAGAAGCTCGGCACCTTCTTTGAGCCGATCGCATCCTTCGGGTTCGTCGGCTTCGTCGTGGGCTTCGAGTCGTCTTCCGGGATCATCGGAGCCCCCTGAGCCCGCGCGTGGTGAGGTGCCAGCGGTCGCAGACGTGGCACTTGTAGGGGACGCCGGGCATGCCGGCGGCGTAGAGCTTCAGCGCGAAGTGCGTCGCCTGTGGCTTGTTCCGGTAGCGGACCTTCGCCTTGCAGTTCTCTTCCGCGAGCTCGCTCATGCTGCCTTCTTTCCTCTCCGGGAAATTTTCGCGTCGGGCTCCTGGCGCCACGAGCTGTCGAGCCAGATGGGGGCGACGATGCTCTTCCGGCCGCCCGCGCTCGAGTGAATGAGTGCGTACTGCTGAGCCGGCGGCTCCGGCGAGAAGCCGAAGCGCTGCGAGTAGGGCGACGCCCCGATGAGCGAGCCGTTGATCAGGAAGCGCCCGCCGTCGGTCCGCTGATGAAAGTGGCCGAGGCAGGTCAGGTCCGCACGGATCGAGTTGTCCGACCGAGCGATCCACTTGTTGAGCGGGATCGTCACCCCACCAACGCCGCCGCCGAAGCTGATCTGGTCGCCGTGAATGAAGCGCACGCGGTAGGTCGGGAAGATGTCGACGTAGAGGGAGTCGCCGACCGCGATCTTGAACTTCACGCGCGGCTCGTTTTTGAACTCCGCGGCGAGGAAGTAGTAGGCGAACGTCTCGAGCGAGTTCTCTGCGTTCGTCGCGATGCGCGTCTTCTCCGTCATCCGCCCGTGGTTGCCGCCCACGCAGTTGATCTCGAAGGTGAGGTCTGAGTTCTTGAGCCAGTAGTTGATGCCCCCGACGATCAGATCCTTCGCGTAGCGGGCGGCCGGCTGGGGCCCCAGCTGATTGATCTCCATCAGTTCAGGGTGAATCGAGTTGCTGAAGAGGTCCCCGAGCAAGCCAACGCTCACCCGGCGGACCAACGAGTCTCGCGCGCTGAGCTCGACCAGGTGGAGCGAGTTCCTGAAGAAGGCCTCGGAGCGAGAGCGGGCGATCTCGAGGTTGTACTCGTTGAGCCCATGCATCTTCTCGCGGTCCACCTCCTCCTCGACATGCCAGTCGGACGCGAGGATCAGCGGGACCGCCTCGCCCTTCTCGGGCCGCGGGGCGGGTGGGATCGTGATGGGGCTCGAGCCGTGCAGCGGTCGAAGGGCTGCCTCTCGCGCGCGAAGGCGCTCGACCTCCGCAGTGAGGGCCTTGCTCTCAGCCGCCAGGTCGCGCCGCTGGCGCTGCTCGTGGGCCGCTTCGAGGGCGGCCTCAAGTGGCGGGCGGGCAGGCTTCGGGGGTTTGTCCTGACGCGCGGCGGCGCGGCGCGCCTTCGCATCGGCGTTCGTGCAGGGCCCGCAAGGAAGCCCCGGCAAACGCCGGGGGCGCTCTCCGCAGGAGGGGCACAGCGTCTGCGCGGGTCCACGTTTTCCCATGATCAGAACTCCAGACTGAGTGCGCCACCCGCGGCGCCAAACGTGTTGAGCCACAGGCCCAGCGACAGCCCGCCGAAGAGCCGGACGTCGAACTGGGCGCCGAATACCAGCGGCCCGCTCAGCACCAGCCAGGGCTCTCGCAGCGATGCGCCCGCGAGCAGCGAGGCCCGGAACCGGGGGCGCACGGTCACGGTCTTCTCCACGATGCGCTCGCGCTCCACCTCGACGACTTCGACACGCTGCAGCCGCTCGGTGACTCCACCGTTCTCGGCGCTGCCCTCGTGCTCGATCGTCCTGTCGGTGATCGTGGTCCCTGCGTCGGTGATCGTCGTGGTGACGTCGCGCCAGCGGGTCACCTTCACCTCGCGCGCAAACGTCATGCCGCGCGTGATGTCCTCGGCCTTGAGGTCGAGGGTCTGCCAGCGCTCAACCTCGCGGGTCTCGACCTGCGCGGGGGCGAGGAAGCGACCAGCGGCGAGACCGACGCCGAAGGCGACCAGCGCCGCGAGCACGATCGTAAAGGACCGCTTGAGGTTCGTGCGTTGCTCGGGGGTCATCGACTCCACTCCCCCAACGGCACCTTCTGGCCCGCGAGCGCGTGCGTGCAGTCGTTCAGGAACTCAACCACTCCGTCACGCACGTAGCTGTGACAGCGGTAGCAGCCGAACGGCAGATTCTCCTCCGGGTTTTCTTTGGCGTAGGTGCACCAGCACGAAAGCTCCTCGCCCGCTTTCCTCGTGACGTAGTGACCGCTCGTCACCAGCATCGACGGCGTGAAAGTCGGCTTCTCGGTGTCGCCGTTCCACGTCCACTTCTGGCCGGGACCGCCGACGATGGCGGCGTGCACGTCGCCACACGGGCAGCGGTAAAAGAGCTGATCGCCGATGCGGTTGACCTTCACGACGGCACCTGAAGGAACAGCGCGCGCTCAGCGGCGCGGCGCTTCACCAGGCCGGGGAGGACCTTGCCCCCGCCGCGCACCCAACGACTGAACTGTTCGGCAGCGGCTGAGAGGTGCCCCGCCTTGAACTCGCGCAGGAACGCCGAGCCCTCGAAGGCCTTGAGCCCGATGTTGTAGGCCAGCGAGACCATCGCCGAGAACTGATTGGTGTTCGCCCCAGGCGCGAGCTTCGACACGCCGAGCTCGAAGCGGTCGAGGTCCACTTCGAGGATCGCTTCCGCCTGATGCTGCGTGATGACGTGGTGTGCCTCGACGTCCCCCGTGTGGCCGTAGCCGATCGTCAGCTTGCCCGCCGGGCAGAGGTACGCCTTGAGCCGCAGGCCCTCTGCGTCCATGACGATCTTCCGGCCAGCGAGGTTCGTCTTCATCGCTTCGCGACCTTGACCAGGTGGACCTTGGGGGCGCGCTTGCGCAGGCGCTCGAGCACAGTGCTCGCCATGTCGGCGAGCTCGCCGCAGGCTGACTGCGTCGCGGCGCGTGCGCGATCGCGGTCTGCAGCCGCTTCGGCGAGCGCGGCCTTCACGGGGTCGGCCTTCTTCGGGTCCGGGATCATCAGGTCACTCCTTGTCCGTGAGTCGGATCATTTCGACGAGCTGCCCGCTCAGCGGAACGATCTGCAGCATGAGGTTGCGCTGCGCCTCGGCGTCGGCTCGCATCTGCGCGAGCAGCTGTACGTTGAGCGCGTCCTTCTCGGTGTCCTTCGACTTCTGAAGGGCAGCGAGTTCCGCGTCATGCTCGCGCTCTCGCTTCTCCTTCTCCGCCGCGTTCGCCTTGCCCTGATCCCAGAGCAGCTTGAACATGAAGACGATCGCGACCAGCTCGAGCGCGCACGCCCACGGCAGGAAGTGGGAGCCGAGTCCCTCGGCGATCGGCTTCACCACTTCGATCTGGGCGAGGATCACGGGATCTCCAATAGCAGGAATCTGGGAATCTGATCAACCGACGGTCAGGTCTGGGAGCCGACGAGAACCCACGACGTGGTGTAGACGTAGAGCTTGCCGTTCGTGGAATCGACGTAGAGGTCTCCCATCACGCCGGAGCTGGGGGCGTTGTCCTGCGGGGTGATCCGCAGCGGAGCCTTCACCGGGGTCACCGTCTTCGCGATGCACTCGACCGCGTAGCCGTCCGCGTGCACCGCGCGAACGGCCGCGTTGCCGCCGGCCGCGTTGCTGTTCACGGCGTTGACCGCCGAACCCGTCGAGCTGTTGCGAATGTCGGCAGTCGCACCGACGCTGGTCGACGTCGCTTTGAGCGCGTTGGAATCGAGAACGGTGTCGGAGTTGATGAGCTCGAGCACCGCGGCAGCTGCCCCCGGAGCCAGGGTGTGGATCACGCGACTGGTGAAGGTCTTGATCCCAGTGATCGTCTGCGTCGCGGTCCCGGCTGCGCGCACGAAGAGAACGCGCAGGGCGTCGCGAAGCTGCGTGTTCGTGCCCTTCACGAGCGTGATCCCCGCCTCGGTGATCGGCGTGATGATCTCCGCCTGAATCGCGTTCAGCCAGGCCTGTTCGATCTGGGTGCCCGGCGAGGGGACGCCCGGGTCGCCGTCGACGAAGAGCCCCGCCGCGTGGTTGTCGCCGTCAGTCTGGTGCATGGTGATTCCTCAGGTGTAAATGAAGACAACAGTGATGTGAGAGTGCGTTGCGGCGCGAACGACGGCTTCGAACTGCTCCTCGGTGAGCGCGTTCAACGTTTCGAGAACTCGGAGCGTGATCGCATAAGCCCATGCGACCCCGCTCAGGGTGTCTCCGCTCTCTGCCGTCCCTGAGCGCGTCATGTCGTTCGCGTGACGGGTGATCGAGATCAGCGAGAAGCCGCAGGCCGCGCAGAGACGCTCATAGAAGTCGTCGTCCTGTCCGCTGCGGCCGACCAGCTTCTGAGTCACGGCAATGCGGCGCTCTGCGATGTCGGCGGAGATCTCCGTCACCTGCTCGTCCGGCAGGCTGACCATTTCCTCCCAATCACCAATCGTCTCGGTGGCGGTGCGCGGGTCACTCTCTTCGATGAGGTCCACGCCGCGATCCTCGACCCGCTGGAACTCGTCGCCCATCGCCACCAGCGTCTTGCGGAGCTCGCTGGTGCCCTCGAAATCCCAGAGCACGCCCGGCGGGAGCAGCTTCACCAGGTGGCTGCCGTACTTCGTGAAGACAGGCGCGGCTTCCAGCGAGGCAGCGGTGACGTACTCGAAGGCGCCGGCCAGCGTGTCTTGCGCGTCGTCGGGGTTCGTCACCACAACGTCGACCACGCCGACCGCGCCCGCGGGGGTGGTCGCGATCAACTCGGTGTCGTCGACGAACTCGACCGACGCGGCCACCCCGCCGAAGGTCACCGTGGCCCCGTCGACGAAGTCGGTCCCTGTCAACGTGACTTCGGTCCCGCCGGCCTGAACACCCGACTCGGGATCGATGCCCGTGAGCACCGGAGGCGGGAGCTCGAAAGGTCCGTCGGTATCGAGCTCTGCCATTTCGAGCGCACTGAGCGTGCGATCGTAGATCGCGATGTCATCGATCAGCCCGTCCAGCGGTGCCGCCCAGAAACCGGCCGTCTGCGAAAGAAGGTACTTCGGATTGAACGTCGCGATGTACCCGGCGAGGTCACCTATGGCTTCGAAGCCGACCTGTACGCCGTTGATGTAGTTACGAAGCGTGGTGCCGTCGTAAGTCACACCAACGTGCGTCCACGTCCCGATGGGAACCGCGACGACAGGCGGCGCCGGAAACCCTGAGCGAACACCGGAGCCGCCGAGCGAGTAGCCAACCCACCCGGCGTCGTTGATGACGACCGCACGCGAGTTCGCGTCCGACCCAACGATGGTGCAGCCCGCCGAGTTCAGCGTGGTGTACGCGGTGAGCTTCACGCGGGCGCCGACAGACCACGCGGTCGGTAGCGGTGAGAACCCGGCGAGAGCAACGCGCGGAGAGTCCGTGGCAGGGGTCGCGATCGTACCCGTCGCAGCCTGACCGTTCACGCCCGCGCCGTAGGTGAGCGGCCCGTTCGAAACGGTCCCGTTGTGCCCGTTGCCGGTGAAGTCGGTTACGTCACCGTCGAGTTTGTAGAACGCGAGCAGTCCAGTGAGGAGGCTCATCGGCTCAGCTCCAGGTCACGGTGCCCTTGGAGGGCAGCTGATTCGTGGTGTGAGTGACGTTCGCGGCGGGCGTGGTCAGCGTGTAGTCGGTGAGGCCCGGAGCGGTACCGATCGCGGTGCGGAACTCTGAGATCAGCATCGTTCGCCCCGGCTCCGCGAGACGGAGAAACAGATCGTTGAGTTCGGCCTCGACCGCTGCCTTCACGGCGACGGTGTCCGGGACGACGGCGATCGTGAACGCGATCGGCGCGTCCGTGGGGGCGTGGGCGGTCACCGTCGCATGGGCCGGGCGCTTCGTGTCCAAGTACGTTTGAACTGCGGTGACTTCGCCTCCCGAGGGGATCGGCGACACATCGCCGTCGCGCACGAACCGGACGACCACCGTCCCCGGCCCGAGGCCTTGCTCCTCGACCCAGACGCGGGTGACGCCTGCGACCTCCTTCGCCCACGCGACATAGTCCGCCGCGGTGCCGCCATGCGCCGGGGCAGCCAGGCGCTCGAGCACCCGCACCCGCAGAGCCTCGGTGGTCTCCTCATCGACTCCGTCGACCGTGCTCGCGTCAACGGTCGCAGTGCTGTCGACCCCGGCAATCGGGGACTGAAAGCTGAGCACCTGAGCGGCGACCAGCGTGTAGTCGGCGCCCGCGAGCAATGACGTCAGCGCCAGCGTGCCGATACCGCTGGCGATCGTCACGTCTGCGTCGGTCTCGTATTCGTCGCCAGCACTGTTCACGAGGATCGTCCCGGCGGGGACCACCGTGCCGTTCGTGCCGGTGATGTCTGCGGTCCCGGTCGCGAAGCCCGCGGGCGTCTTGGTGATCCCGTAGAGGGACGCCTGGCGAACCAGATTGGCTTCGTCACTCTGGTCCGGGAACAACTGGCGGCCGAGGTACTCGAGGTGCCCGTGAAGCATGTGCGCTACGCCCGCGATGACGCGCGAGAGCACGTAGATCATGCTGCGTCGGAGGACCGCGCCAACCAGGTTGAGACGCGACACGAAGTCGGCCTGAACCCGGGTGACGAGCTCGGTAATGGTGGGGCGAGTGAAGCTCATTGACGGGACTCCTCTGCTGCCCAGACGCGGTCGAACCGGAAGCGAACGGGGGCGGACCCCGGCCGATGGATCGTGACGGCCGCGGCCCACCCAGCGACGCCGGTGAGGAACTCGGCTGTAACGTCGACTCGCTCACAGACCCGATCGTCGATGAGCCACTGCAGCGCCTCGCGCGCGTAGGTCACAGCCCGCTCCAAGACGTCCGGCGTCCGCTTCGAGCGCGAGAGCAACCACCAACGACAGCCGAACTTGTCCCCCGCGACCACGGGCACAGCGTCGGCCCACCAGCCGCGGCGGTTCGTGGACGGCTCCGGAAGCACGTCCTCCGGCTCAGCCTGGCGATCGGTGAACAGCGAGAGCTCGACCGCGGTGCGCAAGCCCTCGTCGGTCTTGAGGTCGTTGGACTCGATCACCACCGAGGCCGAGCCCAGTCTGTTCCGCTCGAGCGCGATGTCGGTCACGACGGGCCGCCAGTCACGCCAGCGATAGTGCCGGGGGTGCCGCCCACCGTCGGAATGAGCGCGGTGCCGGAGTGGATGTGGGAGTTCAACGAGATCGGGCCCGCCGTCACGTCGCCGTCCGCGGCAACGTCGCCCGACACGTTCAGGCTCCCCGTCAGATTCACGGTGCCCGAGCTCGGGGTCAGGTCGATGTCTCCGTTTTCCTTGAGCACGATCGAGGTCCCCGTGTGGTCGTAGACGGCGACTTCGCCGATTCCCAGATTCCTGATCCGGTATCGCCGATCGTCGACCGCAATTGCAAGCGCGTGATCTCGCCGCCCGCCGACGCAGACGATCACAACCTCGGCGCCGGCCTTCGGATGGCTGGTAAATCCGTAGTTCTGGAAGTGCTCCACCTCGTCGCGCGTCTCCCCCGACAGGATCGCCAGCTGCAACAGCTGCAGCTTCTTCGAGTCGTCGACATTCTTGATCACCGCGCGCGCGACCGTGTTGGCGACGCGCGTCACGAGGGGCTGAATGAATCTGGCGAGCGTGTCGATCACGTGAGGGACCCCCTGCGGATCTCTTTCCAGAGACCGTCGCCTTCGCTCGCGACGCTGGGTTGCGGCTGAAACGCCCCCGGCCGGCGGAGCTCAAGTTCAGTGACGCGACCACCGATCCGGTCAGCGGAGTAGGTGGCTTGGGAGATCAGCATGTCTCCGTTGATGCCAAGGCGCGCTGAGCGAACCCGAGTCACCTCATTGATCGGCCAGAGCGCGCCCGTGCTGTGCGTCCAGCCCTGAACCTTGACCGACACCGCATCGCCCCTGGCTGCGCGATGGGCGGCCTCCCACTCCGCTCGCTTCTGCGCCTGCGCGCGTGTGAGATTCCCCTCAGGCCGGATTACCAGCACTCGCGACGAGCGCACGTTCGGGTCGGTCGCTTCGCCCTTCACGGCGGCAGAGTCCTCGCCCGAGAAGTCGTCGTTCCCCTTGTGCTGCCCGAGGACCAAGTACCGATGGAAGCGATTGGCGTGGCTGAAACGAGCCTTCCCGCTGAGGATGTTCTTCCCCTGCACCAGCTCGGTCTTGCATCGCGCCGTGCTTGAGCGGACCAAGACCAGTCCCCCGACACCGTCAGACATCGGGAGGACGGCCGCGGCGCGGCAGACGTGCTCGAGCGCAGTGGCCGCCTTGTCCCCGGGGTCGATGTCGAGCTTCTTCGAGAGCGAGGTGGCCGGCAGAATCAAGCCGTCTTGGAGCCGGACCGAGATCCCGAAGGGTCGACAGATCTGCTTGGCGAGATCGAGCGGCGAGAAGTTCTTGAACGACCAGTGGTCCAGCAGAACGCTTGAGTCGACGAGGTCTCCCGTTTTGTCGCGGCCGGTGATCGAAATGCTCCCGGAGTTCGCGTCGAACTCGGGATCGCGGTCGTCGAGGTGCCCCGTGACGAGCGGAACCCCGTTCACCTGGACCGTGACTTCATCGCCCTCACGAATTGGCCAGCTCTGGTCCTGCCCTGCCCAGCGTTCGGAGACCGCGAGCGCGAAGCTCCCAGAGATCGACTCCATGCTGCGCGTCACGCGCGCGCTCTCCCAGCCGCTGTACTTCCGGCCACCGACCAACAGCGTGATCTCGTCACCCGTCACGACGACAGCACCTCGAGCTCGGCGCCGCCGGGGATGAAGCCGGGGTTCTTCACGTGGTTGCGGCGGACCAAGTCCTCTTCGCGGTCGAGGTCCCCGTAGAGCTGATGGGCAAGCACGAGCGAAGGCGTCGTTGCGGGCGGAGTGTGGCGCACGATCTCGGGGAGGTCTGAGTCTTCGCCAGGGACCGCGCGCACCAAGCCGACGCGGAGATCCATCAGCGAGGAGAAGGTGTCGTCAGCGACGGTCTCAACGTGCACGTCGATCAGATCCACAATCGCCGAGCGAACGCGGACCGCGTCCTGATAGCTCACAAAGCTTTGCTCGATCACGACGATGCTGGCCTGCGCGAGAACCAGGCGCTGCACCGCCTGCTGAATCGCGTCGTAATTCGCGCGCTCAACCTCGCGGTTGGGCGTCGTTTCCGGCGGACGCACGCCGGGGTTGAAGGAGAACAGCTTGAGGATCTCGGCGCTCGGGTCGACTGAGCCGACGACAGTCAGCACCCCCTCTCCGAGGGCCTCGATCACCTCGAAGAGCGAGTCGATCAGCTCTTCGGGTGCGGAGGCCAGTGCTTCAGCGTTCTCCGCGAGGTCCTCGACCATCACGCGCAGCGCCGCCATTTCCTGCTCTGCCAGCGCCTGAGTGGTCAGCACCACCTCGACAGCGCTCGAGACGGCCTGCAGCGCCTGGGCGGCGCTCGCGCGCAGGTTGGTCACAGCTGAGAACGCCGAGAGGAACCGCGCACGGAGCGAGGTCTTGACGGCCGCGGCACCCACCTGAAGCACCGCGCCGTGGTCCGTGTCGGCGACAGGCTGGGTTGCCGTGGCCGCAGTCTCCGTGAACTCGATCGAGAAGGTCGCCATGCCCCCCTCTCGCGTCGACTCGCTGAGGCGGTAGGGCGCGGGCCCGGCGATGACCCGGCACGTCCCGTAGTAGGGGTGCACGAGCTCGCCGGGACCTTCGGTGTGGAGGGCGCGAAGCAGCGCATCACGCGCCGTCGTGTACTCCTCGCCGATGACGTAGCCGGTCACGGCGTAGCTGTTCTTCTGCCGGCCGAGGTCCTCGGTGAAGGGCGGCTCTTCGCTGAACGGGTACTCGTGCACGACTGCCGAACGCCCGCCGCTGCGCTCGCCCGACTCAACGAAGAAGGGCACGCCTCGGAACGTCGCGTGTCCCAGTCGGTCTCGCCAGCTCATTGGGGCACCATCGAGTAGCCCACACTCAGATCCACCGCTCCGCCGCGACTCGACTCGGAGGAGACACGCGTTCCCTTGGGGGCGTTGTCGAACTCGACGAAGAGCCGGTTCTCACTCTGCAGGCTGGCGATCGGCGCAGCTGCAGCCGAGGCGGCACCACCAAGCGAACGACGCGCGTCGATCGCGGCGCGCACCTGACCAGTTGCGAAGTCGCCCGCGGCGAGCGCTCCCCCGCCGGTGAGCCCGAGCCCGGGAACCTTCGACAGGGCCGCCAGAATCGGGCGCACGGCGGTCCATGCGTCGAGCACCGCGAACCGGAGAGAATTCCCCCAGTCCTCGAAGATGAACTTCAGCGGCTCCCAGTTCGCGGCGATCATCAGGCCCGCCGCGGCGAGCTGCGCCGCGACTGCAAGAAACGTGAGGACGGTGCCGACGAGGGGCGCGAACGGGGCGAGCGCGACCCCGAGGGTCACCACGGCCGCGGCGAGGCCACCCAACGAGGCGATCAGCGGAAGGGCCATCACGCCGATCACCGCGAGGGCGGTACCTGCGGGCCCGAGGTAGGTCGTCACCTGGCCCACTACGTCGAGCACACGACCGAAGCCGGCGGCCAGGCGGTCGAGCCCGCCACCGTTCACCCACCGGGAGATCGCGGCTCCGGTCTCGGTCGCCCACTTCTTCAGCCCGTCACGGTTCTTCACCATGAAGTCGCTGAGGCCCTTCGCGAGCTGAGCGACAGCGGGGAAGAGTGCGCCGGCCACAGCGTTCCGAACGCCAGTGAGCGCGGTCTCGGTCTCGCGCATCTGGTTGTCGAGGGCGCCCGCCCCCTTGGCAAACTCCTCTTGCGACCCGCTGAGCTCGAGGTAGCGGCGCTGCTGCTCCTGAATGGCCGCGCTTCCTTGGTGCAGGAAGCGCCCCATCTGGAGGCCCGACTTGCCAAACGCGGCGGACGAGAGAGCTGCGCTCTTCGCGGGGTCGTCGATGCGCTTGAACGCATCGGTCATCATCGAGAGCGCCTCTTCCGTGCCCTTCGCCCCCTTGATCTCCTTCGCGAGCGCCGGGCTCACCTTGTTCAGGAAGTGCAAGAACGCGCCGCCCCCGGCCTTGATCTCACCCAAGTTCTTGTTGAACCTGTCCATCGCTCCGTTGAATTCCTCCTGTTCAACGTCAGCCTGGGCGGCGGCGAAGCGGAGTGACGCGAAGGTGTCGACGGCGAGGCCGGTGCGGTCGGCCATTTCGCCGAGCTCGTCACCCGCGTTCATCGCGCCACGCACGATGCCGAAGAACAGCGCGCCCGCGCCGAGAGCCAGGCCTGCGATGCGCGCGCCGAGGTTGAAGACCTCAGAGGCAACGTTCTTCATCGCGCCGCCCACCTTGCCCGCGGCGTCGCCGATCGGCTTGAGCGGCTCGAGCGCCTTGCCGAGCCCCTTCAGGCGCTCGTTCCACTTCGCGATCGGCGCCGTCAGCTGGTGCAGCCGAACGGTGAGCGCGCGCAGGGGGGCCGTGGCCTTGTCGACCGCCTTGACCGTCAGGGTGAGTGATGACTCTTTCCCAGACACAAATCACCGCCCCTGCTTGCGGAGCCAATCCGCACGCTCAAGCCAGAACTCCAATTCGTCAGCGTCGAGTGACCAGACGTCGACTCCGGGGAAACGCCACGCGATCAGGCCGACTGCGTCTTCCCATCCGTCAGGCCACTGGCGAAAAAACCGAGAGCCGCCCCCACCACTTCGATCGTGTCGCGCACCGAGAGCTTCTGCATCACGAGGTCGAGCTGACCGCAGAGCCGCCCTGCCAACACCAGCGCCTTCTCGACGGGAGGATCGGCGAGCTCTGAGACCTTGAGCCCGCGGAGATCGCCAGAGACGACCTTCTCGCGCATGTTGAACTCGGAGACGTTGATGATCCCGTCTCCCTTGGTGTGGTCGCTGCCAATCGACACGGGATCCTTGAGGGTGATCTTCATGGCGCTTAGACCTCCTCGCAGGAGTCGCCTTCGAACCGCACTTCGATCTCGCCCTCTTCGGTGTCGATGGTGCCTTCGCTCGCGAAGCACGCGCCGCCGAGCACGATCGTCTTGCCGTTGCCGACGGTCAGCGTGATCGTCGCGTCCTGAAGGTCCAGGAGCGTCTTCACGCTGAGCCCGGCGCGGTCGGTGATCTTCCCGGCGATGAACGGCACCTGGGGCGCTTCCTTGAAGCCGTGGACGCGGTCAGAACCGGCGACGCCCGACTTGAGGTTCCGGCCGAGGTTGTAGGTGAACGCGCCCTTGCAGTCGTAGAGCACGCCGTTCGCCTGCAACTGAATGATTCCGCCGATGCGCTGCATGGTGATCTCCTTTGGTGAACTGCGAGGCGAACCGGCGGGAGTCGAACCCGCTCATCGTCCGCCGATGCTGCCGGGCGGCGGCTCGCTGTCCTGCGGGTAGGGCTTAGAGTCGGAAGCCCACCTGAGCGGCGACCACGACCAGCTGGTTCATGAGGTCGGGAGGCAGATAGAAGTTGAGGCGGTTGCGGTCCGTCTCGTCGCGCTCGACGATCAGCTCGTCCTTGAACTGATCGATGCCCTCGACCAGCCCCAGCTTCTCCATCCGGTCGAACCAGGTGACCGCCTCGGCGCGGCCGAGCGACGGCGTCATGATCGCCTGACCGGCAGCTGCGCGCGTGCCGTCGTCGGCGAGCTTGTGGCGCGGGTACTTGTTCGCCACCTGAACGCAGAAGGTGTAGCGGAGGTACGACAGCGTGAACGCGGTGTTGCTGTCGCGGTACGCCGTGTCCGGCGAGCCGGCCGCACTGAAGCGGTACGTGCTCACCAGGCGCTCGATCTGCATCTGGTCGCCGGCCCCGACGCGCATCGTGGCGACGCCCGCTTTGAGGAGGAGGTCCCGGGCCGTGTTGCTGTCCCGGTCAGCCTCGGCGGGCGCCTTGATGTACGGCAGCGCCAGCGTCTGGAACGGACGGGCGGGGTCGGTCTCCGCAGCGCCGGCAGCGACCGCGGCGATGTGCGCGGCGCACTCAGCGGGCGGGGTGGGGCTCTCGCCCGTCCGGACGATCGAGCTGTACCCCGAGTTCCGCGACTCGCCGAGGGTGGTGACCGTCGCGTAGGCCGCGTCCTTCGCGGTGATGGCGTACCCGTCGATCATCCGCATCGGTCCGGCGCGGCTCGTGAGCTCGGTCTCGAGGGCGGCGAGGCTGGTCGCGTCCGTGTAGGGGTGAGCGATCACGTTGAACCAGCGCTCGCCCATCGCCGTGATCAGGGCCGTCAGGGTGGGGTTCGTCGCGCCGCCCGACGGCTGCGCGAACGCGAGCGTCACGCCCGCGGGGAGCTCCTCGCCGCGCTGGTAGTTCACCCGCAGGTCGAGCTCGTTGCCGACTGCCCCAGCGTTGAGCGCGTGGGCTGTCACGACGGTGCTGTTGACCGTCGCGTGCACGGGGAGCGAGCTCCCGACGCCGACACCACCAGCCAGGGTGCCCGAGCCGGTCACCGCCAGGTCTGAGCCGTCGGTCGAAGTCAGCACCACCGAGTTACCGGCGGTGCCCTTCGCTCGAGCGTAGACCGTCACGACGTTGCTGCTCACTTCGGGGCGCACGGCACGCGAAGCGACCGCATGCGCCTTGATCTGCGAACAGAGCGACGCGGCCGCCTCGGGGTTGCCGGTGTCGATCGAGAAGGTGGCGTCGCCCGGGGTCACGGCGCCGGCCGTGGCGACGAAGCTGACTCCGGCGACGTTTACGGCGTCGGCAGCGTCGACCGCGGTGCAGGTGATCGTTCCGGTCGCGTGCTTGCCGATCGCCGCGGCGATGGCAGTGGCGATGGTGCCTGCGGTGTCGCCGGTCGCGACCGCGACCTCGACGAGGTTGCCGCCGATGAGCAGGGAGATCGTGCCCGCGCCGGTAGCCGTCCCGGTCGGAGTGATCGTCCCGGTGGCGTTGACCGCGGCCGCGTTGTCGACGAGCACGCCGATCCAGATCTCGACGGTCGGGCGCGCGAAGAACCAGGCGATGGCCATGCGGTGGAGCTGAGAGCCACGGCCGGCCAGTACGGCGACGGCGTCAGCGCTCGTCACCCGGTGCAGGCTGTTTGCGTCGGCGGTCCCGCCGGTTGCCTGCCCGATGAGCAGCGCCTTGAACGCGAGGGCCGCCGCGCTTTGCATCGCGCGCGAGGAATTGAACTCGGCCGTCACGAACGGGGTGAGGACGTTCGCGGGGATCGTATCGAAGGAGATCGTCATGTGTCCTCGGAGAATCTGGGAATCTGGTTAACCACTACCACGCGGAAAAGAATCTGATCAAGGCTCTTGGTTGATGTTCTCGACCAGGCTGGTGACTTCGTCTTCTTCGTCCTGCGCCCCGCCGATGTTGTGACGGACGCTCGCGGTATCGAAGTCCTCGAGCACGGCCACAGCCGGGCGCTGGTCCGAATGGTAGGTGACGGCGTACTCCAGGTGGACACACCCGAAAGGCGTCTCACCGGTGACGTTCACGCCGAACTCGGTTCCGATCAGCATGGAGTCGAATGCGAGGGCGCAGGGCTCGTCGTCATCGGGGTTGGAAAGGTTGATGTCCTGATCCATCGCCGTCTCGATCTCGAGCGCGACCGCGTCCATGGCGTCCTCGAGCGCGTCTGACGCGGCTGCAACCCACGCCTCAACGATGAGAATCGCTGTGCGCTTGAGCTCGCGCGGCGCGGTCTGCTGGCTCCCCTCGTCGACCTTCTCGCTCTCCGTGAACACGAGGATCGCAGGCAGCAACTCTGAATCGAGCGGCGGCTCGCGGTTCGTGGTGACACGCGCTCCCGCGACGGTGTTGGCCGCCACCAGGCGGGTCACGATCGCGTCTCTGAGGAGCTTCCTCTCGTGAGCCATCAGACCTTGTGGAGCCGAAGAAGGATCGAGCCCATGCCAGCGGGCTCCGCGGTGTGGACTTTGTAGGTCGCGCTCGCGCGGGTGATGCGCGCGGCGGTGTCGGTCTTCGGGTGGCTGGGCAGGTCAGCCAGGGTGAGAAACACTGCTGGCCCTACGCTGGCGATGCCCGGCTCGCCGAGTTCGACGTGCTGATAGTTCGCGTCGAAGATTCCCGACACGACCACGGCTTCGCCGACCCCCGGAGTGTAGGTGATCTCGTCTTCGCCCAGCAGCTGCCGGACGTCACGATCCACCAACTCCATGTGGTCGGCGAAGCCCATGGCTTACGGGGTCAGAATGCCAACGGTACGAAGGACCGCGCAGATCGCGTTGAGGCGGGTGCCGAGCTCCTTCGCGAGTTCATTGAATTGAGCCTCGGTCGGGTTCGTGCCCGACGAGTCGGTCAGCGCACCGTTCGCGGTCGCCGCGGCGATGTTGGTCCCGAAGGTCAGGTCAGCCAGCGCCGCCTGGGTGCCCTCGAGCATGCCGGGGACGTTGCCGAGCAGCTTGACCTCACCGAGCACGTCACCAGCGCCGTCGGCCACGGCCGCGGTCGCGACGCCGATCAGCGGCCCAGCGGTCGCGACGCTGGTGCAACGCTTGTTACCGTCGTCCCAGTAGATCTTCTGTCCCTCGGTCCACGCCTGGCTGCCGACCTTGGTGAGCTCGTGCTTGCCTTCGGTGTCCCACACGCCTTCGGCCGCGTTCTCGACGGCGTCCATCGAGACGGCGAAGATCGCACCGATGAGCGCGCCGAGACCAGAGGTCGTGCGCGCATACGGGGCAGTGAGAGTGAGGTAACGACCAGTTGCGCGTTGGCTCTGCATGGGACGATCTCCTGTTGCGGGTGAGGGTGAGGCGGTGAATCGGGGCCCCGAGCTGGCGCTCTGAGGCCCCTTTCATCGCTCCGACCGGATTACTGACCGGCGTTGGTGAGAGCGTGCTTCGGATCGAAGAAGTTGACCTTGACGTCGATGCGCGCCTTCCACTGCGTGCCGTCGACCTCGAAGCCGTCTTGCGACTCCATCACCGGGCCCTCGCCGCTGCCTTCGAGGAACACGACCTTGATCGCGTCCTTCTGGGCGGTGAAGAGGTAGCGGCGGTTGCCGGCGAGGCGCGGCGAATCCACGATGTCGGAGAAGAGGCCCTGAACCGCGTTGGGCTTCTGCGCGTCCGTCGAGGTGTGATCATAGGCCGAGGCGTTGATCACCTTGGCCTTCGCCAAGTTGCCGGGGGCGACGAGCAGGATCGAGGGCTTCAGATCGAGGTAGTCATTCGCGTCCGCGTCCATCTGCGCCGCCATGTGCACGCGATCGGCGTCGATGGCAGCCACGGTCAGCGCTGCTCCGGTGCTGACGTTGCCGCGCGAGGCGTTGTGGAAGAACGGGTCGGTGTCGGTCTGATCCGGGCCGAGGCCGCTGTTCAGGTTCAGGAGCCGATAAACCTCAGACTCGATGGTCCGCTGCGCCGAGGCACCGAACCGGGTCACGAGGTCGGTGAGCGCCCCCATGTCGTCGTTGATCATCGCCTGACGAGAGAGACCGATGATCGCGCCACGGGTCTCGGTGCTGACCGTCAGCTTCGAGCCGTCGGGGATTTCCTGCTGCTGGAACTCAGCGTTCTCGGCCACCACGGGCAGAGTGCCGAACGAGCCGTTCAGGAAGCGGTTGGAAGCGCGGAAGTCGCTGACCGTGTCCACGCCGCAGAACCGGCGCCAGGTGTTCTCCTGAGTCGCGTAGGAGGCGCGCATGAACTTGTGCATCACGTTCTCGAAGAGGACGGCAAAGTCCCCAGTCGAAGCGCGGAACGCCATTTCGACGATCTTCTTCCGGTCGTAGATCCCGCGGGTGCTCCCCGGCTTCGCGCGCTCGAGACACATGCGGGCGATGTCGACCAGGGTTGCGCCGCGGAACTCACCGCCGTCGAGCTCGATCTTCTCGAAGCCCTTCGCTCCCATCTTGTGGGCGCGCTCCACCATGCCGGTGCCAGCCTTCTCGAAGAGCCAGGCCGAGACGCCGCGCACGAACTTGTCACGCTGGTCCTGCCCCTCGACGCCGGTGACGCGGGTGTGCTGGACGGTCGTCACCTCGAGGTCGCGCTTCGCGAGCTCGTCGATCACCAAGGCGCGCGCCTTGTCGAGGCTCGTGCCGTCAGCGACCAGCTTGTCTGCGAACTTGTCGCCCTCGTCGAGCTTCGCCGCGCGCACCGCGGATCGAATGCCGCTCGCCCGCTCGCGCTCGAGCAGTGCCGCGCTCTCCTGCGCCGCCTTCAAATCCAACGCGCGCTGCTTCGCCGCTGCCTCTTCCTGCCGCTTCAGCTCTTCGGGATCCATCCGCTGTCCTTCCTTGCCGTCGTGAATGGGGATTTCGCCCCGGTGGGTGATCGTGACTTCGTGGAAAGTGGGGGCACTACGAACGCCCGCGCCCTGATCGGCGCCCATGCTCACGGCGCTCACCTCGTAGGGCTCCCAGTCGACCGCACGGAGCGTGGGGACCTTGGTGTCGATCCCCTCGGTCTTCTCGACGGAGTAGGTGCGATAGCCGACGCTGACGTTCCGAACGATCTTGTCGGCGATCTTGCCGAAGAGCTTGTCGACCTCGGGGTCAATGCCGGCGGCGCACATGCGCACCGTCGCGAAGCCCTTGCCCCCCTCGAGCCGGGCGGACTCGATCACGCCCGGCTGGTCGGCGACACGGTAGCCGTTGTGATCACCGAGGAACGGCGCGGTTCCGGAGGTAAGGCGCCCCATGCGCACGTGCTTTGGGTCCATCGAAAGCTCTTCGTAGAACGCGCCGTCGTACCAGTTCGACCGGAGCACCTTCGCGCCGGTGCTCCACGTGATGTCGAACGTCCGCTTCTCGACGTTGATCGACGTGACTTCAGCACGAATGTCCAAGGGCCCGACGTTGCGCTTTTCGACCTTGAGCTTCTTCATGAGCGATCACCCCTACAGGAATCTGCGTAGACTTGTCAAGAATCTGGGAATCTGACTACTCGTCGACGGGCTTCGGAGGCGGCTTGTCCTCGCCGCCCACGCCGGCTCGCTGTTGCGTGAGTCCCGCCTGTGAGACGGCGCGCACATCGGAATCCAACTTGATCCCGAGCTCGTCGAGCTTCTTCATGTCCGCGCTGTACTCTTCCCAGTGGGCATCAGGATCACCACCCTGCTCGCGCACCATCCCGCTCGGGGTGAGGGCGCCGACGCGAATCAGGCGCTGAATCGCGAGCCCTTCCTTGTCGGGCTCGAGCATCGGCAGCGGAGGAACCGTCCACTCTGCCCCCAGGTCAAGGGCGAGACCTTCCATCGCCCACGCCCACACGCCCGTGCAGAACGGAATCATCACGTTCGTTTGCCAGTCGCGCACGTTACCGGTGAAGGCGATCCGACCCATGCGTGCGCTCGAGAAATTCACGAGGGTGTAGTCACCCGTGAGGTCCTCGTAGGAGATCCCGAACCCGGCCGCGATTTTTCGGAGGTTCCGGACAGTGAAGTTGTCCACCGTGACCTGCGGCGGATTCCCGAAGGTCACTTCCTTGTCGCCTGCAAGATGGTTGATCTGGCCGGGCTCGAGCTCCTCGACCAGGTCTTCGGTCGCGCTCTGGGTCCCCAGCTGGCCGGCGGTAGTCGCGATGGTCCCGCCGCCTCCGCCGTCTCGGTCGGTGACGAACGCGGTGAAGCACGCCGCGATCTTCTGCTTGAGGAGCTCGGCGTCCTCATAATCGTCGAGGTCCTTCAGGCCGACGATCACCGAGCCGAGCCACGAGACGCCGCGAGTCTGGCCCGGGCGCTCTTGGTAGAAGGGCTGCAAGATGTCTCGCGCGGGAACGCGCTTGCTCACCTTCCCCGTTGAGCTTGAGCTTCCGGGGTGCTCTTCGAAGAGCCAGTAGGCGACGCGGCGGCCGATCAAGTCGTATTCGACGCCCTGAACAATAGGTCCTCCGGCGGGAGCGTCGATTCCGTCCTTCGCTGTGTCCAGAAAGTCGGCCTCGAGCACCTGCAGCTGAAGGGGGATCGGCAGCCCGTCAGCGGCGCGCCGATAGCGGCGGCGCACAAGGATTTCGCCATCGGTCACAATCGACTTTACGACGAGGTGTTGCAGGCCCGCGAACGTGAGCCGTCCGTCGGCGTCGCATGCCGTCGTTTCCGCCCACGCCTTCCAACGCTTCATCGCCTCGGCATTCGCTTCGGCACTCCCCCCCGCCGCCTTGGGCACGATCCCCCAGCCGACGGTGTTGTTCGCGATCACCCGCACGGCTCGACGGGCCCAGGCGTTGTTCCGGAGCAGGTCGCGCGCGTGCATCCGGAGTTCTCCGGCCGCACGCTGAATCACCGCGTTGACGTCTCCCCGGTTGCGCGCCCAGCCGTCAGTGCGCCGGCCTGGCTGCGCCGCATCGTACCCGCGACGGGAGGGCGGCTTGATCGACTCCATCAGACCCGCGGCCGTGCGGAAGCGCAGTCGCCGTAGCCCGGCCTCAGGGGAGAACCACGACACGAGCCGATCCCACAGAGTGAGCTTCACCGGCCGAACCCCTTGCTGGTGCCCATCCGCTTGAATCTCGAGCGCGTGCCGGCCGTGTTGCCGACCGCAGCGATCATTTCAGCGAGCAGCGAGCGCATTTCCTTGAGCGACTGGTACTGCACACGACGCGAGGGCGGGCCGTCGTACTCGACAGAAAGCACGCCGCTGGCAACGGCAGCCGCCAGCTTGTCGACGTCGGTCTGAGTCCAAGGAATCGCCATGTCACCTCCGCTTACTCAACCAACGCCTACCAGAGTCTTTGCGCAATTGGAATCTGGGAATCTGCTTTTGTTTTGGTCGAGGGGGTGGGGCGGGAGGCCGGGTGACCGGGGCGACAGGCGGACTAGCTGAGGCAAACTCCTCCGCCGCCACGACAGGTGCGGACTGAAGCACTCGCGACGTCACGATGCGGTCGATCCCCTGGAGGTGCGCGGCGACTCGAGCCATGACGCGCGTGTCGAGGTAGTGGTTCTCCCGGCCGGGGATCAGCTGCCATTCGGTCTTGAGGTAGCCGCGCCGCTTGTCGGTCGAGGTCACCAGGTGCTCGGCGGTCAGCTGCTTGAAGTAGTCGGCTCCGACCTGAGGGAAGTGGCAGAAGCCCGGCGGGATCGCCGTACCGGGCTCGGCGGGCAGGCGGAGCCAGCCGTAGAGCTCGGCCTTCGCGATGTCGACGCCGACCGGCCAGACCTTGTAGCCGCGGGCGATCCGCTGTCCGTTGCGCTTGATGTCGACCGGGGTAGGCGAGCCGAGCAGCGTCCGTTGAGTGCTGACGCCCTTCGTGGCGATAACGCGGCCGCGCTCATGGCGGCGCGCCCAGTTGTAAACCATCTGCGTGTTGAACCCGGAGTCGATCGCCAAGCAGATGATCACCAGGCGCTCGCCCTTGGGGTTCGGGTACGTCCGCCCCACGAGCTCGTCGAGCTTCGTCCACTGGGTCTCGTCGCTTGTGTCTCCGGGGATCACGCCCGGCTCGACGAGCCACGATTCCTTGTTCGGCCCCCACGCGGTGACCTCGTAGACCCAGCGATCCTTCTGAACGTCGACGCCGGCCGTCAGGAAGAGGGCACCGGCGGGCACGCTGCCGATCGCGTACTCCTCGCGGCGCGCATAGAGCCGCTCCCAGTCGGGCGCCTCGCCGGCTTCCTTCCAGGTCTCGCCGAGCACGGTGTTGATGAACGTTTTGAGCTGTTCGCGCCCACCGCGCTTGGCCTCGAGAAACTCGGCGGCGATCTGCGCCCAAGTCGCGTTCGGGCTGTAGGAGTACGCCGCCCAGATGTGAAACGACGCGTGACCCTCGAAGGGCTTCGACCCGCGCCACTCGCCGCGCGCCACCATGTCGCGCTTGTGGTGGTGCTCGATCACGCACCCGTTCGCGCTGCAGACGAAGTGCGCCCCCTCCGGCGCCTCCGTGTCGAACTTCATGAAGTGCCCGCCGCTGTCGCGCTCGGTGAACACCAGGTGGTCCATGTGACCGCACTGCGGGCACGGCACGTAGTAGCGGCGCTGATCCCCGGCCTCGAAGAGCTGCTCGATCCGGGAGTGGCCGGCGATCAGCGGCGTCGAGCCCGCGAGGATCTTGCGGTCGTGGAAGAACTCGGTGCGCTTGATCCCGAGCTTCACCGGGTCGCCGTCGCTGCCGGCGCTCGGCGGGTAGCCGTCCACCTCGTCGAAGATCACCACACGGCGGGAGATACGACGAAAGCCGGCGCCGCTGTTCGCGCCCACCATCGAGAGCACGCCGCCGGGAAAGCGCTTGTGGAGGATCGTGTTCCCGCTGTCCTTCGGGCCGATCTCCTCGGAGTCCTCGAAGATGATCTTCGCGAGCTCGGGGCAGTCGCGCAGCATCGGCGCGATCTCTTCCTTGCTGTAGCCCTTCGCGTCGTCGACCGTCGGCTGGACCACCAACATGCTGCACGGGTTCTGATGCATGTGGAACGCGACCGCGGCGTTCATGCACTTCGTGTAGCCGACGCGCGCGCTCTTCATCACCGAGACCTGAGTGACGGTCGGGTCGGTGATCGCGTCCATGATCCCGCGCTGGTAGGGCAGCGTCGTCCAACGGCCTGCCTGCGCCGAGCTCTCCGCCGACAGGTAGAAAAAGCGATCGGCCCACTCGCTCAGCGACAGCCGCGGAGGTGGGCGCCACACCGCGCGAGCGCTCGCGATCACACTCGCCGCGCTGGCGAAGTACGACCCGTTCACGACGCGTCCGCCAGCTGCTCGAGCGCCTCACGCAACAGGTTCTCGATCACCACCGAGTCTGCGGCCGTGAGGTGCGGCAGCGCCTGGCGAGCGCGTGAGGGAATCGCGAGCAAGAGCGTCTTGCAGTTCGTGAGGTAGCTGGTCAGCTGACGCTCGACGTCCTTCGCGGGAATCAGACCTCCGGCGAGCTCCTTGAACTTCAGCTCCGCCATGTCCGCCTGAGCGACCTCCTTGCGGATGCGTGCCGCTTGGAAGTCGCCGATCGCGTCGGGCTCGGCTTCGGGTTCCGGCGGCGTGTCGATCGTGGGCGGCGGTCCCAGCGCTTTCACCAGTGCGGCGGGCGGGGCCACCAGGCCAGTGGCCCGCAGCCGCATCCCCGCGTCCGTGTTCTTCTCCCACTCCTGATCCGCGAGGGCCGCGTCACGGATCCTCTTCTTGCCGTTGACCTCGACGATTGATTCACGGAGGCGCCCGCTGGCGATGGCTTGACCCACAGCGGGTTTGGTCACCCCACGGTGTCGGGCGTAGGCCGCTTGCGTGAGAGAGCCGTCAGGAATCTGCATCCCTTGCCGGTACCACGATCAGATTCCTCAATGCAAATCATCGCTTGAACAGGTGCCGATCGTCTTTACGTTTTGCCCCGCGAGGTCGAGTCACAACAACGAAAAGCAAAGACTGTAAACATTCATTCTCTAGTGAGATTTCGCGAATCTGCGCACC